ACTAAGATAGTTACAAATAATGAATCTAATATAGTAGAATATCAATCAATAAATTTAGATGATGCAAATATAATTAATAAATCTGATATACAAAAAAATAATGATAACTATATTATCTTAAATACTCAAATTGCTGCTGCTACTTCAACTTTAACTTATTAACATAATTATATATCATGACTCAAATTAAATTTAGGCCTTTATCAAATGTTAATTTTTTTAGTCAAATTTGAACAATAGCAAATCAACAAACATGAACTGTTAATTGTTTTAATTGGTGATGATGAAATTTAGAAAATGATTTTTGATTAATTGTTCAATGATCAATTAATCATTATTGATCTACAATTTTTTTAATTAATTATGACACTTTAACTAATTCTTCATCAATTTATAATTTTGATATAATTGATTGATTTAATACAGAAAACTGATGGAATAAATCAATGTGGTTAAAAAAAGATTGATTTATATACCAATTTTTTGTTCCTTCTGTATCATCAAATAGAAAAATGTATATAAGAAGATTTATTGTTTGAACAACTGCTAATGCATCTTGAGTATTTAAATTAGAAAGAGATGTAGCTTATTGAACTTTAATAACTTGAGATAATTATACAACAACAACAACAGTGACAGCTAATCTAAATTATTGAGTTAAAATGATAAAACATTCTTGATATTTTGTTATATGTGTTTTTTGATTCAATAATTGAATAACTACTAATACAATAACTTTTGATGTAGCAAATAATATTAATATTGTGAATCATAATCTTATTGCATCAAATTCAAATTCAAGTGAAACTCAAAATATGATGAATTTTGATTCATATTTTCTTGTTCAGGCTCAAGCTTCAATTTGTACTATGTTTACATTAACATGAACAAATATAAATAACATTTGAAATGTAACACATTCTTTATTATGACGAGCAGTTATAAGAAATAGTCAAGGACAATTTAATAAATTAAAACAAAGTTGAAAATATATAACAGAAAGTTGAGCATTTATTTGATATTACAATGCCTGAAGTTTAACTTTACAGGCTACTTCTCTTTCAAGAAATTGAAATTGATTAGACAACTCTGTATTTCCTATTAGATTAGATTCTTCTGTAATTTTTAAATGATTATTATCAACAAATTGGTCTATCGTAGATAATAATTTTAATTGACCAAATGAAAGTTTATTGCCAGTCATAAATACTTGGATAAGTAGAGTAGAACATGATAATGATACATATACTTTGTTATTAAATAGTTGAAACCTTTATACATTTCAAATAACTGAAAGTTGAAATGCTGTAAATTTTGTATCAACTTGATACATAGAAACAAAAGATTATGTAGTTACAGCATGATTTGCTAAATGTTCTTTCTCAGCAATTGAGAATTTAAATTGACAAACAGCAAATTATCAAGTTTCTTTTGATAGTTGAGCAACTCGAACATGAATAACTCTTAATTCTTTTCTTACACTTCCAACAACACCTTATCCAAGTTTTATTAGGTTAAAAGTGACTTTATCAACAACAAATGTAACTCAAACTAGTCAAGTAGATAAAATAAATTTTCTTTTACATAATTAAAATATTAATTAAATATGTCAGAAACAATTAATAAATTTGAAAATTGATTAATAGTTATACATCATACCGCATGATGAACATTAGATTCAATTAATAATTCTCATAAGAAAAGATTTTTTGATGAACAAAAATTAAAACAAGCTTTATGAAAAATTAATTGAGAAATAACTAAATATCCTTATATTGCTTATCATTTTTTAATTGATAAATGAGTTATCTATAGAAATAGAGATCTTAATCAAGTTTGATACCATGCTTGAAATTGGAATGTAAATTGTAATTCTATAGCTATTTCCGTTAATTGAAATTTTGAAAATGAAGAAATAACAGAACAAGATTTAAATTGTATTAAAGAAATCTTAAAAGAATTATGAGAAAAAATTGAAATAAAAGAAATAAAATGACATAGAGACATAAAAGCAACCTTATGTCCATGAAAAAATTTATATAAAAAACTTGATGAATTAAGAGAATTTGTTTTTAAAAAAGAAGAAAAACAATGAAAATATGAAAAGATTTTTAATGATGAATTTTGATGAAAAAGTTCTATATATTATGATTTAAATAGTATTATTAATAATATAAAAATTGATAAAGAAGATTTATATATAATATTAATATGACAAGAAAGATTATATCAAGAAATAAAAAAAACTATATAATAAAATGTGTTTAATAAAATAAATATAAAAGGAGAAAAAAGAAAGCATTATGCTTTCTTTTTTTTTTAAATAAAATATAAATAATTTTTTTTAAATATTATAAATTAATACATTATTAAAAATAAAATTATATAATTAAAAAAGATTTTATATAAAAAAAAGATAATACTGTATTATCTTTTAAAAGATTTTTTAAAAAAGTATAAAAAAGATATCAACGAATGAAAAAAAAAACTATATATTAAGTTTGTAGAGTTGATTTAAGATATTAAGATATTAAGATATTAAGATATTAAGATATTAAGATATTAAGATATTAAGATATTAAGATATTAAGATATTAAGATATTAAGATATTAAGATATTAAGATATTCTCATTAACTCAAAAAATTTAATAATATTATTTTTTTATTAAAATAAAATATTAAAATGAATAAAAAAGATAAAAAATTATATAAAAAACAAATAAAATTAATGAAAAAATTATCATTATATTTTTTAAAATTTAATAAAAAATGATGATATTTATTAAATATATACTAAAAAATTATTTATATTTATAAAAATATAAATAAATTCTTATATTAATATTTAATTATTATTTTATACTTATATCTTATACTTATATTTTATATTTAATTATTATCTTATACTTATTATCTTATAATTTTAATTATAATATTATATATAAAATCTTATTTCTTAAATTTATGTATTTTAAAAATTAAATAATTATATTATAAATAATATATTAGCTTAATAGCTTATAGCTTATATCTTTATCTTAAAACATTTAAAACATAATGAAAATATATAGTATTAATTATTCAAATTTAAAAAATATAAATGATTTAAAAAATGAAGCATTTATTGAATATAATAATGAGAATAAAATAATGAATTGAAGACAAAAATTATGAAGTTCTTACGATTCTAATACTCATTCAAAAATATCAAATTGATTATTTTCTGAGAAAATATTTAATATTGCATTTCAAAAATATATTAGATCCGAAAATTGTTCTTTTCTACCTTTTGATTTTATTAATCAAGAAAAAAATATAATATTTGATTTAAAAACAATGAATATAAATTGAGATATACAAAGAATTATTAATTCTCAAACATTTTATTTACAAGCAAACTCTGTTAAAAAACTTAAAAAATATGCTGATAATAATAATTATGATTATGATAAATGTTATTATATAATTGCTATGTTAGATGAAAATATACAAGTATTACATATAATATATTCAAACAATTTTAATTTAAATAATATTTTAAAATTAGAAGCTGAATCTAAAATGCCTCCTTGGTCACAAAAAACTTGAAATTTACAACCAATTATGAATTATATATTAAAATATGATGATTGAGAAAAAAGAGAATTTAATGAAATGAATTTAAAATAATTTATATTATAAATATAAGTCCGTAATGACAATAAACTAAATCTCCTTTTTAATTTATTATTCTATTAAACACATGAGAAAAGAAAAACCTTTAAATTTGAAATTAACTAAAAAAGAAATTGAAGATATGCAAATATTAATTTATAATAAATGTATGTCTTATAAATGAGAACCCTCTTATATTTTAAAATCTAATTCTTATTCTAAAGAAGATTTAAGATGAGAAATTTTTACATTTCTTATGAGATATTATCCTGTTCAGGAAATGAATAACTATGAAATGTATAATAAATATCTTGAAAAAAAGATAAAACAAACACATTTTGAGATAGAAAATTTAATGAAGAAAAAAATGAAATGATTTGATCTTGTACAAATTGATAATGAAAATAATTATGTACAAATTGAAAATGATAATAATGAAGATATAACAAATATAAAACTTATTATTAAAAATTCAATTAATGAAGAAATAACTGATGCAATGTTAGAAGATATTTATTATAGTCTCATTGATTGAAAAAGAAAAAATGTTATAATTAAAATATCTTTTCCAAAATTGCGTCAAAAAATATGAATTGAATTATTAAAATTACAAGAAGAAAAAAATAAAGATTTATAAAATATAAAATATAGCTATTTTTAGCTCTATTTTTTAATAAAAAAAGTTTTTTTAAAAAGAAAATAAGTTAAATTTTATTTGATTAAATCTATATTTTTAAATTTAAAATTAAAAAAGTATTAAAAAAAGATTTTTAAAAAATATCTTATAGTATTATAAATATATAAACGCATCAATTATGTTAACTGACTCTATTGAGACTAACTAATTAAAGCTTTATATCTTATTATTCTTTTATTTATTATTATATTAAACACATGACTAATCTACTTAATTATCTTAACAACAATTTAACATTTAAAATTTGATATAATTGAGCAATTAATGAGCAAGAAATTATTGAACAATTAAAAAATATAAATGAAATTAATAAAAATGAATATGAATACAATGAAAATGATTGAATTTGAAAAAAAACTATAATGTTATGTAATAAAGAAACATTTACATTATATGAGATTAAATTTATTAAAAATAATATAAAATGTGAAGAATATTTATACTTTAAAAATATTGATAAAAACACTATTTTATTTGAAAAACAATTATTATATAAATAAAAAAGATTTTAAAAAATAAATAATAGTATTATAAATATATAAATATCCGAAATAACTATAAACTATTTCTCTTTTTATTTCTTATTCTTATTAAACACATGAACAAATTTAAACTTGATATTATTAATATCTCAGAAGACAGATTAAATAAAACTATTTTAGTTAACAAATTAAGACAATGACAATTAGAAAAAATTGAAATTAAAGATTGATATATAGAAGTTATATATCTATGAAAAAATTGGTATGATATTAAATTAAGAGACATGAAAAATAATATGATTGCAGAAGCTAAAAGAAAATATAAATATGAAATAATAAAATTTTGCAAACAAATTTGGACAGAAAGATATAAAAATAATAACTTTTATACTTATATATCTAATACAGAAAGTTATTCAAAAATTTATATATCAAAAACAAAAAATAATGATTGTATTTTTGAGATAAAAAATCTTGATAATAATAAAAATATAATGTATACAAATTTTGAACAAGCTGAATATTTTACATTTAATTCTAATTATAATTGCTATCGAGTACATAATTGAGATATTGATAATATTAATACAAAAACTTTAGAAGCTTATTTAAAATAATAAAATTATTTCTTTTTATTCCTTATTCTATTTAAAACATGAAAAAAAATAAAGATTTTATAAATAAAAAAGATATACTTAATACAAAAAATATAACTAAAATTGATATTAATAATAAAACTTCTTTAATAAAATTTAATTTTCAAAATAAAACATATAATACAATTGAAAGAATTATACATAAAATTACAAAAAAAACCTTATTATATTATTATGATTTATCAGATGATTTAATAAATAGAATAATAAAAGTATCACATAAAATGAGAAGATTAAACACTAATAATGATGATTTTAAAAATATTTATAAACCTCGTTTTAAAAATATTATGAAATATGAAGATGTTTTTGATTTCTTTCCATTTGATTTTAATTTAGATAATTTTAATGAACATTATGTACATACATTTCAAAAAATTATTGATGATATATATGAATATAATATACATGATTGAAGTAGAAAACATGTATATTATACTTCGTGACGAAATTGTTTACAATTAATACAACTTCAAAAACATAACAATATATATTATATTAATTATACATTCAGAAGTCAATCATATAAATGTTTTTGATTAGATTTGATACAATTTGTATTGCCATTAATTGATAATATAATACATAATTGATGAGAAATTTGAGATATAACATTTATGATTAATAATTTACATGAATAAAAAAGATTTTAAAAAATAAATAATAGTATTATAAATATATAAATGTCCGAAATGACGATAAACTATTTCTCTTTTATATCTTATTTTTATTAATATGAATACTGAACAAATTAATTTAACGGTTAAATATTGTGATCAAAATCAAAAATGAAAACGATATGTTAAAAATTGAATACATACAATATTTCTTGATGAAGATGTAGCAAAATCTTTAGAAATATGAGAAAATTATAATTTTTCTTTTTATGAAAAAAGTGAATTTAATCAAAGATTTTATTATTTCTGACAAAAATTTTGAAATTGTTCTGTAATAAGAAAAGATTATTGATTAGAATTATGATATGATACAGAAGAAATTAAAAAAGAAGAAATAATATCTTCTAAAGAAGAAAATAATAATGATAATTTTAATATATTAATTAAAAAATTAAATGATAAACTTGATAAATGAGAATATGATAATTATGATTTAATTAAATTAAAAAATTTAATATTAAAAGTTGAAACAATTATTGAAAAATTAAATAATTATGATAATGAAACAATTATTAATAAGCTTGAAAACACAAATGATTTTGATTTTTTTGATAATTAATATATAAATTTATTAAACTATTCCTTTTTATTTCTTTATTATAATTAAAAATGAAATTTGAAAAAAAATATAAATTATTTTGAAAAATTTATGATATTAATGAATTAATTAAATTATTAAATATTTTATCAATTAAAAATGATAAACAAGATACAAATATTTATATAATATTAGTTAAAAATATTATTGATAATACTAACATTTTAATAAGAAGAATAAATAATAAATATTATTTTATTAATTAAAAAGTTTTTAAAAAATAAATAATAGTATTATAAATATATAAATGTCCGAGATGACGATAAACTATTTCTCTTTTATATCTTATTTTTTTTAATATGAATACTGAACAAATTATAAACAATCTTAATACATTTAATATGTTTAGATTAGAATTATTAAATATTATTATTGAAGATATTTATCAATTAAAAAATAATATTGATAAATGAGAAACATTTTATAAAAAATATAATAAGATAAATACATCAATAAAAGAAGATAACTATATTTCTATAAAAGTCTTTAAAAATGATTATAATGAATTATATAATATTAAAATTAATTTCTTTTGTTGACGTTGTCATATTGATAATATAAAATTTGATGAATTAGCTTGAATTATATTAAAATATATTTAAAACTTTTATTATTTAATTATTAAAAAAATGGAAAAATTACAAAAATTAAAAGAAATATTATTAATAAATATACTAAACTATATTTATATTTGAATATGTGTTATTATTTTAATTCAAAATTTTGAATTAATTAAACATATTAAATAAACTTTATTTATTACATTAAAATGATAAAAAAACTTATTAAAATAATATTTCTATTATTAATATTTAATTTATATAATAGTATTATATTTGCTTTTGATATAACTAAATATAATAATAAAGAAGAGAATATAATAATATGATGTATTAATAAAAAAAATGAAACTATTGATGTAAAAATTAACTCAAAATGAAAAAAATATTGTGATTATAAAAATATAATATTGCCAAAAAAATCACATTTATTAATATTTAAAGAATTATATTGAGATAATAAAACTATGATTGCTAATAGATTAGCATTAATTAATTTTGAAAGTGCATTTAATGAGTATGCAATTAGTCCTTGATGAGATTATTGATATATACAAATTAGATGATGAAAAGAATATTTATGATTAATTAAAGAATCATTATATTATTTAGATGCTAGATTTATTGAACAAAAGATAAATTTATGTCAAAAAAAACTTAAGATAAAATCAGATGATTATGATAATATATATAAATGTTTATTAATGAGACATAATTGAAGAAAAACATTAAATAATAATTATACTATTAGATGAATTAATACAAGAAATTATTATATTAATTATTTTAAAAATAATAACGAACAAAAAAAATAACTATATAACAAATATAACCTTTTATTTTATTATTTATTAACATGATTTATTACATTAAACTAATGTTTTTAAAACAAAATTGAGCACATTGTGAAATTAAACGAGAAATTGATGAAAAAATATTCTTAAAATATGAAAAAAAAACTTCAGAATTTAAATTAAATTTTATTGAAAAGTTAGTGAAAGAACAACTTTTATTATTAAGAATGAATTATTTTTGATCTTTTGATTATAAATTCACTTGATTTAGATTAGAAAAATTAACAACAAGACAAAAAAAAATAAGAGATGAAGCTATGATACTTATTAAAGAAAATATTAACTAACTTTTTATTTAATAATATATAAAACACATGATTGCATTTATACTATTCCTTATTTGAATAATTATTCTACTTATGTTTATATTTTGAACTACAATTAAATTTGCTATTATATTCTTTATATTTATAATAATATGAAGTTTAATACCTATTTTGACTTGATATTATAGTTTTATTCTTGATAAAAAGAAACAATATAATAAAGAATATAAAAAATTATTAAATCAATGATATTTTGATTTAAAAGATAATTGAGAATGATGAAAATATCAAGAATTTCTTAATGATTGTTTTAATGATAAAATTGAAGAAGAAAAGATGAATTATTTTTTTGAACAAGAAGATAAAAGATTAAATAAAGAAAATGATAACACTGAAGAAAAAATAAATAAATTTATAAATGATAATTATTAATAATATACTTTTAATTCTTAATTTAATAAAAAAAATGTTTAAATATGATAGTAGAATAAGAAAACAATATAATATTATGTGAGATAAATATTCTTTATATTTTGATATAACATCATCATTATTAACAATATTTTTAATTTTATTTTCATTATTAAATAATATTAATATTATATTTTATATGTTAACATTATTTAATTTATTAATAATCTTAATATCATTCTTCTTAACAGAAAAAAATTGTAATATGATTATATTAGATATTGATGAAAGAATAAATAATAATTATAAAAATATTTTATTTAATAATAAAATTATATCATTAATTAAAATAACTAATATTATTATTTTATTTATATCTATTATATTAATTATATTATCAATTTAAAATATATATAAATATAACAAATAATTTAAAATATGACTTTATGTCATATTTTTTAAATAACTATATAATATATAAAGATTTTTATTTTTAATACTTATATTATTTTATAAGAAAAAAATATATATAAAATAAATAAAAGCAATTTTAATATTTTAAAAATAAAATATGAGACAAACAACTAAAACTTTAGAGAAAAAAATAGCTAAAAGTATAATTAAAAGTGTATCAGATTGATTTTGAATCATAAAGGCATGTAAAAGGTGATGAATATCTGTACCAACTTTTTATATGTATTTAGATAATTATAATTTAAGACATGAATATAATAAAGCAAAAACAGATATAATATATGATGCATTAAAAACAATTAATAAAGCAGTTAAATTTGATGCTAAAATTGCATTAGAAGTATTAAAAAGAAGAGATAAAAAAATATGGTCAGAAAAAACAGAGATAAAACATGAGTGAGAAATAAAATGATGAAATAATCGAATAACATCTATACAATTAATATGATTTGATGAATATGAAAGAAAAAAAGAAGAAAATAATGAAGAAACAGATAAATAAAATAAAGTTTATTTCTATTTATATAAAATATGAAAGAAAAAAAAGAAAGAAAATATGAAATAATTTTAACAAAAAAACAACAAGAATTCTATAAAGCATTTTTAAATAAAAAAATAAATGAAATTTTAATTTGAGGATGAGCTAGATGATGAAAAACTTGGTGAGTTTGAGAAATCATTTTATTAACAATGATTTTATACCCTTGAATCGTATGGTTAGTTTGAAGAAGAGAATGGGATGACTTAAGGAAAACTAGTTTACAAAATATATTGAAAATATTAAATAAAAAATGAATGAAAGAAAAAGAAGATTTTCGAATGAATTATCAAACAAAAGAATTATTATTAAAAAATTGATCTAAAATATATTTTATGCCTTTAAAACAACAACCTTCTGATCCTGAATTTAATTTTTTGGGTTGATATGAGATAACTTTTTTCTTTATTGATGAAGCACAGGAAGTTTCTGAAAAAGTTTTATCAATTTTGAAGTCAAGGTGTACAGAGAAAATAAAAGAATATAATCTTGTCTGAAAATGATTCTTATCTTGTAATCCTTTAAAATGTTGGTTATATGATAGATATATAAAACCACGAAAAGAATGAACTTTATCAGAGAATTTAATATTTATTCCTTCTCTTTATCTTGATAATCCTTATATGGATCATCGTAAATATGAAAAAATGTATGAAGATGCAGATGAAGTGACTAAAGAAAGACTACTTAAGTGAAATTGGGAATATGATGATACACCTTGAAAACTTTATGAATATAATGATATATTAAATATATTTTCTAGAGAAGTAGAACAAGAAGATTTAGATATGTATATAAGTATTGATTGAGCTACAGAATGAAAAGATAAAGCTGTTTTATTAATTTGGAGATGATTTGAAATAGTTGAAGCAAAAATTTGGGATAAATGTACTACAAAAGATATTGAAGATTATGCTAAATTAAAAATGAGTGAATATAATATAAGAGATAAAAATGTTGTAAATGATCATGTATGAATATGAGCATGAATATCATATTGAATTTGAAATAATGTTTTTAAATTTAATTCAAATTCTTCTGAAATAAAAAAGAAAGCTAAAGACCCACAAATTTTTAATAGATTAAGGGATCAAGTTTATTTTGAATTAAAAAAACATATAAAAAAAATAACTGTAAGAGATAAAGAATTAAATAAATATAAAGAAATAATAATAAGAGAACTTGATGTAATTGCTCAAATTGATATTGATAAATGATGACCACAAAAAATAATTAAAAAAGAAGATATAAAAAAATTAATATGACATAGTCCTGATTTTGCTGATGCAATTGCTATGAGAATGATTTATGAATGTAATAGAAAGAAGAGACTATCATTTTTTTAAAAAACTATATTAATATTAAAAGATTAATATTTTAACTTATTTATAAAAAAAATGTTAAAAAATATAAGTTGAAGAGAATTAATGTCAGCATCTATATATGTAGATTATGATGAAGTTAATAACTCATATAAATTAGTTACAACAGATACAAAAAATAGTGCAACAAATTTAAAAATTATTGCTATTAAAGATTTAATTGATAGCACAATAAAAGTTAACGAAGTTGATTGACAACTTAGTTTTTTAATTTAATAATTATATTTATAATATGCAAAAAGAAATTGCCTTTAGAGAACTTTTAGATTCAACAATTCTTGCTGAATACAATGAAGTTAATGATGTATATACTTTAGTAGTTAATTGATCAAATTGATCTTGAAGTTGAAATGAATATTTCATTTGATATTCTTGAATGATTAATTTTTTTGAAAATATGAATAATTATTTTAGTATATTTTTTTCATATAATACTCAAAATAAAAAATCAAATGAACTTGAAAATAAAATTAAAAATAATTTACATATAAAAGAGATATATTTAAATATTACATCAAATGAATTAATATCTAATATAAAAATTAGAGATACAGAATGAAATGATATTTGAGAAATAACTGCATGATTTATTTGAGTTTTAAAAATTGATAATTTAAATCTTATTTATGATTTAGATGATATAATTTTTTTTGAAACATCAATTTGAACCTGATGATGAATGTGTTGAGTTAATCAAATTATGTTTAAAATTTAATTATATTATTAATATGACAAAAAAATATAAGAATAAAATAAATAAAAAAGGTAGTGCAACACCTCAAAATTTAATTAATAGAGTAGAAAATTGAAAGAAAAGATTTGATTATCAAAATACTGATATTTTTTTCTGAAAAAGTATTAATATTAATGAATTAATGTATACTGCAATTGATGATCTACTTTATCAAATTTATTATGCTAATGCAGATGTACAAAGAGCTATAGCAGATAAAAATAATTTAATCTTTGAATCATGATACTTATTTAAAAATAAAAAATGAGAAACAATAAGTACAGAAAAAACTAATAGATTTAATGATATATTAAATAATCATATTGATTTTGAAGATTTTAAAAAAGAATTTAATTATTACAGAAATATCTTCTGAAATGTATATACTTATATATTAGAAGATAATGATTGAAGAGTAGTATGAATTCAAAATTTAGATCCAAGGTTTATTTATCCACATTTTAATGATTTCTGATTTGTAACTCATTATTGATATTTAAATATGGAACTTGAAAAATCAAGAATAATACACTTTAAAAATTGATTTGATCCTAATCAAAAATATAAAGGTATGAGTCCTCTTGTTTGAGGTATCTTAGATATTCTTTGAGATAATGAAGCAGCTAGATCTAATTTTATGTTCTTCTTAAATAATGCTATACCAGCATCTTTAATAAAATTTAGTGAAGATGTTGATGCAGAAGATATAAAAATTATTATGAAACAAATGAATGAAAAATTTTCTTGATGAAATAATCAACATAAAATTTGAGCATTGCAATGAGTTGAATGAGTAGAAAAACTTCAGAAAGATTATAAAGACATGGAGTATAAAATTCTTAGAGATTTCTCTACTGAAAAAATAGCTACATGTTTATGAGTTCCTCTAACTAGATTAAATAAAATTAATGTAACATATAATAATATGAAAGAAGCTTTTGAACAATATGTTGAGGCAACAATATTAAACGAAGAAAAAGATTTTGAAACTCATTTAAATAAAATATTAAAATATACATTTTATTTTGATGATATAAAAATTGAAGCAATTAATGATCATGTTGATAATACATTATATTATACTGATATTTATATTAAACAAATTGAAAATTGAATTATTACACCAGCTTTTGCAGCTGAAAAATTATGATATGAAATTAAAGATGAAGAAAATCAAGATAAAATTTATATGAAAAATTGATTATTAAAGATAGAAGATATATGAATGCCTTTAACACAAACTGATTTTAATTTATGAGAAATACAATAATGATTGAAATATTTAATTTAATAGATAAATTTTGAATTAGTTTTACAATTGTTGCAATTATAATATACTTTTGAGTTTCATTTACAAAATTTTATTTAGAGAAATATAAAAGAGATAATAGATTAGATAAATTAAATTTAAAAAATCATGACATATTTTCTAAAATAAATAATTTAATAAACGTTGAAACAAAATATATTGATGCAACTTATGAGTCAAAAAAAAATATGGCTAAAGATTATATTAAATTATCTATGTTCGTATTCTTAGAAGAATTAAAGAAATTATTAAATGATATTAATGATAATTATGATGAAGAATTATTATATAATAAATTATTAGATTTTACAACAGAACAAGATAAAAAAATATATAAGATAAATCATAGTCTTAATATTGATAAAAGATTTATAGAAAAATATGAATATTATAATAAACAAAGAAATGATTTAATTAAAAATTTTATTTCTAGAATAATTAAATCTGATTATTATACAACAAAAATAAAAATAGCAATTATATTAGATAATTATATAAAAGAATGGGAATGAAGTATATATGATGTTAAAAATGCTATAAGAGATATTAATTGAGAATTAAAAGCAGTTGAATATAAAGAACAATTAGAAGACATTGAAACAATTAAAAAATTTTATTACAGTTAAAATAATATAATGTGTAATATATGTTATAAAATTAAAAATAATTGATGAAGAAATAATAATAAAATAAGACATTTAGAAAAAGAAACAACTAAAGATATATTAAATTTTTATAAGGAAGTTATTAAATGAATTAAAAAAGAATTAAATAAAAAATCAGTATCAAGTTTATCAAATAATATACAAAAGATAGTTAATGATGCAGTTAAAAATACTTGAATAACTGATAATATAATTAAAAATTTCTTAACATCTGCTAAAACATGAAATAGTTATGTAAATAGAACAATGAATTTTTGAATTTGATTTGATAGAATAGAAGAAACTATGCAAAGATATTTTCAATGAATTATTGATGAATTTACACCTACTGAAACATGAGATAATATAGTATCAAATATGATTAGAAATATAAAATTAATATCTGCTGAATGAGCTCAAGAATGATTAAGTGCTAGTTTAATTTGAAGAAGAATATCTGAATCAACTTCTTTATCAGTTCATAGAGCAAATACTATAGCAATTAGAGAAATATGAATATGATATGAAAAATGAAAAGAAGAAACAATAAATTGATATTTATCTGAAAATCCTTGAAAAAAAGTTTTCAAAAAATGGGTTACAGTATGAGATAGTAGAGTTACACCTTCTCATACTCAAAATGAAAAAGATGGTTGGATATTAAAAGATCAATCATTTAGTTGAACATGAGATCAAATTGCTCCTGCTTCTGATAATCCAAGATGTCGTTGTAGTGTTGTTTATAAATTTGAAAATGCTTAAATATAAAAAACTATATAATATATAAATGTTTAACTTTATTAATATAATGTAATGAATATAAAGAAACAATATTGATGAGAAATGTGTTTTATACAAGTTAACTTTAAGTTAAATAAACAAAATAAAGATTGAAATTGAATAATGATAGAATGATTCTGAAGTACTGATGCAAAAGATTGTGATTCTGATATTGTAAAATACTCAGCTTGGGATACAAAAACAATTAATGAATTCTTAAATAATCCTCAAATGTTATTATCTCATGATTTTAATAAATCAATTTGAAGATGGTTAAAATTAGAGAGAAAAATATCTTGAAATAAAAAAGGATTATGGGTTGAATGAGTTGTTGAACATGATTTAATTGAAGATTGAGTATCAATAAAAGAAAGAATAAGAAAATGAACAGTTAGAACTTTATCAATTTGATTTATACCATTGAAATATAAATGGATTAATAAAAAAGGTGAAGTATTAGCAGATGAATTTTGACTTAAATTTTGAATTAAAGATGAAGATCTATATAAAGAATGAGTAGTTAGATATATTAGCAAAGTTGAATTATTTGAAATTAGTGTTGTTAATATTCCTGCAAATTCTCAAGCAATCTTTGCTTTACAGAAATCATTAAAAATTAATAATTATTTTATTTTACAAAATTTTAAAAATATGAAGACAAAATTAAATTTAAATGTATTTAAATGAAGAAGAACAAAAGAAGCAAGTATATCACTTGATCAAATTGAAACTGAATTTAATGCAGTTGAAACTGTAATTGAAGAAGTTAAAACATATTTAAATGATATAACTCTTGAACTTGATACTGTTGAAAAGAAAATTGAAGATTGAATTGCTGAAGAAGATGCTAAATTAATTGTATCTGATTTAGAAACAATGAAACAAGAAATTATTACAAATAAAGATGAGTTAGTTGCTGTTGAATGAATACTTGAACAAGTTAATGTTGATGCAATGACTAAAGAATTATCTGAAGCTGATGCTGAAATGGTTAAAGAAAAAATTGATGAATTAACATCTGAAGTTAAAGAAGAAATAGTTGAATTAGAAAAAAATGAAGAAAGAATAACATCTTTATATGAGAAAATTTGAGTTAATTCAGAAGATGAATCTACTGATGAAACAATAACTGATCCTGTAGAATGAGAAGAAATAACTACTGAAGGAGAAGATACTAAAGAAATTGATGAAGAAGAAGTTAAAGAAAAAAAAGAAGATATTAAAGAAGAAATTACAAAAGAAAATTTAACTGAAATGATTAAACAAATTATTAAAGAATTAATCCCTGATGATAATAGTTGAAATAAAGCAGATGAAATCTCTGCATTAGAAAAATCTTTTTCTGACACAGTTACATCACTAAATGATAAAGTTGATAAAATGGCTACATTATTAGCTAAAGCTCAAAGTTCTGCCATTCCTGTTGTTTCTACTGTGAAGTCATTCAAAATTGATACAACTTGATTATCTGAACCAAAAAGCTTTTCTAAGAAAAGAGCTTAAAAAAATTTAAAAATTATTTTATTTTAATTTAAAAAAAACTAAAAATGTTTAATAAAGAAAGATTTTACAAAACACTTAATGTATTATATGCTAATACTAAGTTTGATAAGAAAACTTGAAAGTATGAACTTCCAGCAACATTAAAAGGTTTAACAATTAATGAATTGTTAACTAAATCAAATGAATCTATGTCAACTACTCAAGCTGATAATGGTTGAAACTTTACAGTTCCTGAACAATTAGAGGCTAATGTCATTGCTAGAGTTACGGAAGAAATTAATCTATTATCTATGATTCCTGCTTCTAATCAATATTTAACAATGCCTTCTGATTCTTATAAGATTCCTGCTGTTGGTCAATCTCTTAGAATGAGCAGAATGACAGAACAAACAGATGTTCCAGGTGCAGTTGCTCCAATCGTTAAAGCTAATACTAAGAGTATAACTCTTAATGCTGACAAATTAGCAACTACTATCTATGTTTCTTATGAATTAATGGAAGATGCAGTTATTAATTTTCAAAATTTTGTTGAAGCTGAATTAACTAGAGCATTTGAAGTATCTGTTCATAACTTCATCATTAATGGTGATAATGATACAGCTAATACTAATATCAATACTCTAGGTGCTGTTCCTTCAGTTACATTTGATTTTATGTGAAATGCTAACTGATTAAGAAAATTAGCAATCTCAGCTTGAAATACAGTTAACTCTTGAACTTTAGATGTACAAGATATTAGAAAGGGAAGAAGTTTATTAAAAACTAAAGGTACTAGACCTTCTGATTTATTATTAGTTATGAATTCTCAAGTATATTTTCAATTGTTATCATTAACTCAAGTTGAAACAATTGAAACATTTGGTGCTAACGCAACAATTGTAAATGGTGTATTAACTCATATTGATGGTATTCAAGTTGTAGTTAGAGAAGAAGTTCTTAATGCTGATGCTGATTGAAAAGTTAATGATAATACAGCTTTAAATACAAAAGGACAAATCTTAATAGTTCATGTTCCTTCATTATTTGTTGGATTCAAGAGATTATTAATGATCGAAGTTGATACTAATACTTCTACTCAACAATATTTAACTACTGCTTCTACTAGATTAGCTTCAAATGTAAATCAAAATGATTTTCCTGCTGTTGCTCTTATTAGAAATATTACATTAGTTTAATATAATACATATAAATTAAAGGGGATGTAATAATCCCCTTTAAATTCCTTTATTTTAAAAATAATTTAACATGGAATATACATTTAAAGTTATGGCTGATACTTTATTAAGAAGTACAAATTGAGAAAAATGTGAATATAAACAAGGTGATTTAATAACAGTTAATTCATTTGCTGATTATAGAAATTTTCTTAATTATGCTAGAAGATGAATAATTATTGAAGTTAAAATGAAAGAAGAAATTCTTGATATTGTTGATTCTGTTGTAGATACTGCAACTGATGTTATTAATACAGTTGATACTCTTGTAGATGATTCAATTGAAACTATTAATACTTTAGTAGATACTACAAAAGATGCAGTTAATAATATTGTAACAGATATTAAAAATGTTTCTTCTAAAAAATCTAAGAAAAATAAATAAATTTTATTTTTGTCAAAAAATATAAATGTATCTAATTGACATTGATAATATAAAAACTCTTTATAATATGACATCAGATGATGATTCATATATAGAACAAATTAGTGAAATAGTTGAATCTTATATTCATAATTTTTGTAATGTTAAAACATTTGAATATTGAGATTATGAAATAACTTTAAAAAATGAAAATAATAAATATAATAATAATTTAATTGATATTATTATTGAAAATTATACTAATATAACAGAATTAAAAAAAATAAATTGAATAATATATACATGAATAAGATGAGAAGATTATGAAATATTTAATAAAAGAAATATTCAATTATCTGAAAGTATATCATTCAATAAATTTTGATTAGCAAGACTTGAAATTACAGCATGATTTCAAAATACAAGCAAAGAATTTATTGATATACAAAAAGCTGCTAATATATTATTTGAATTAATACATTCAAGTTATAGAAATAATAATAATAAATATAGAATTTTAAATGATATAACTATTTGAGATATTTCAAAATGATTTAATACTAATGAAATGGATTCTGTTGTTTTTGAATCAAAAAAGAATGTTGTTATAGCAAATATTATATTAAAAAAATATAAATTATTAAATGCTTTATCTAATTAATATATAATATGCTTGAAATAACAAATTGTATTATTGATGAAATTAAAAGATTATCAGTTGATTTAGATAATAATAAAAATTTTGATATAATAGTAGCAACTAATATAAAAGCATATAAATATAAATGAAAATATGAAGATTTTGTAGCTTTTGAAGAATTTCAAAATTGACAAGAAAATTGGAAATTTATTATTGCTAAACAAGATTGATATGAAATTAAAGATAATGATTTAATTATTATTTGAAATGATAAATATTTAATTAAAAATAGTGTTTTACAAACACCTGATTGAGAGTTTTATAATTTTTATCAAATTATAAGTTTCAAAAATAATGATTAATATGTCTGTTAAAATTAAAATACCTGATTTTATTAAAAAAATACAATTAGAAAAACCAATTAAACAAACTATATTTGAAATTTGAAATGATATAAGAACTGATGCTGTTATTAATGCACCTTATAAATCTTGATCATTAAGAAGATCCTTATCTGTCATAGTACAAGATAAATGATTTACAGTAGAAGTATGAAGCAATTTAGTTTATGCAAGAATACAAGAAGAATGATGAACAATTAATTGAAATCCTTATCTACATTTTAAAATATGAAATAATTGGATTAAAAAAAGAAGTGTAAGAATTAGATGAAAAAGATTCTTAAAAAATTCTTATGATAAACATAAACAAAATATAGAAGAAAAATTTAGACAAAATTTTGAAAATTATATAATGAGATTATCAAGAAGAAATTAATTTAATTTATTAAAATAACAATGTATAAAGATATTTGTGATACAGTATATAATTTAATAAATAATAATAAAACAACTTTAAAAATAAATAAAATATATAATTATGATAAAGCTGTTTTTGATGAATGATTTGCTGCATGTGTAATAACTCCTGCTGCTAATACTTCAACAATTTTACAGAATACTTCTTATGAAGTTAATATTTGAGTTAATATAAGAATTTTTTGGGATTCTAAAAATTTACAAAATACAGAATCTGATATAAGAACATCAGCTGATAATATATTAAAATTATTAATGAGAAATTATACTTTAGAATGAAAAGCAATTAATCTTGATTTATCATTTAATTTTTGATATACTTGAGATCCTGCTTATAGAGTCTTTGAAATAACAGCTATTTATAAAACAGATTTTGATATAAATTAATATAATATTAAAAACTATATAATATATTAAATAATATATTTTAATTGTAATTTAAAAAAAAATGAATAATACACATATTTGAGCAAATCAAGCTTTATGACTTGCTAAAGAAACAACAAGATGAACAGCTGTAACAGCAAACATCATGTGGATACCAAAAGCTTCTTGAACATTAAATCCAGAAGATGCTTATGTAAATGATGAAAGTTGAATTGGTACTATTGTAACTGTGAGAGATTCTAGAAAAGTTAAATCAGGTTCAAATTTAACTTGTGAGTTAGTTATGTGAGATGTATCTGTATGACAACTTTTAATGTGAGTTTTTTGAGCTGAACCTACTTCAGTTGTTGATGCTTTAGATGCATGAGTATATAATCATACTTATGAATTAGCTGAAAATAATACACATAAATCATTTACAATATATGCAAATGATAATGTAATTGGTTCTTGAAATTCTGAAAGAGCAACGTATTGAGTAGTTGATTCTTTTGAAATCAATGCTACAGCATGAAATTATGTAAGAACTAATTTAACAATGATTTGAAGATGAGTTACAGAAGTATCACATCAATCAACAAATTTTGTAAGTGAAAATAAATTCTCATTTGATGATGTATCAATAAAAGTTGTATCAGCTTCTGATAAAGCATCTGCATTAACTGCTTTAGCTTCTGCTCCTGCATTTAAAGTACAATCTCTTAGAGTTAATTTTGCTAAAAATACTTTACAAAATCAAGAACTTTGATCATTAGATATTGCAGATATATTTAATCAAAACTTCACAATTGAATGAGATTTTACAGCTGTATATAAAGATAAAGATATTTATGATGTATTTAATAGTTCATCTAAAAAATATATGCAAATTATCTTAGAGAATAATAATGTAGTTATTTGAACAATTTCTAATCCTTCTTTAGATATTTTATTAAATCAAGTTAGTTTTCAAACTTGGACAAAATCAAGTGATATAAATGCTATTGTTACACAAACTATTTGATTCATTTGAGAATATAATACAACTGATGCAGAAGCAGTCACTGCTGTATTAAAAAATACTAAAACAAGTTATTAATAAAATCCTATTTTTAAATCTTTTTCTTAAACACATGATTGATAATATAACATATAAAAAAGAAACTGTTAAAATTGCAGAAACATATCAAAATATGATTATGCAAGCATCTTGAAAATGAGACTATGAAATGTATATTGCTGTACAAGCTGCTAATAAATACAAAGTTTGAGTATTAACATGATTATCTGAAGATGAAATTAATGAATTAGAACCTTCATTATACTCTGAAATGTTAACAAATGTTTGAGCTATTATGAATACATGAGAAGCATTTAATAATACAGATTATGAAGAAAAAAAAAAGTCTTAAGAAGAATAATTATTAATAATTCTAAAGAAGAACCTCCATTAATTTATTTTAAATTTATCTTGTTGAAAGAATTATCAATAACATTAACTGAAATTGATAATCTTTCTTTACAAGATTTTAATTTATTATTATCAATTATTAGTTTCAGAAATGAAAAAGATGAAATTGAATATAAAAAAATGGAACAAAAAAAGAGAGTTAAAAATATAATGTAATATTTTAGATATTAAATTAATAAATGTCTAATCAAATAAAAGTTGAAGTATCTGCTGTAGATAAAACAAGATGAGTTGTTAAAAAAATTCAATCAGATTTGAATTGATTATGATGAAAATTATGAGCTAGTTTAAGAAATTGATTATCTTGAATATCTTGATTATGAGCTAAAATTTGATCATGATTATCTAGTTGATTATCTACAGCTTTACAATGAGTTCAAAATTGACTTATTTGAATATGAGTTGCATGAACAACATGAATGTGATTATTAATTAATGATACAATACAAGCAGATAAAACTTTCAGACAATTAAAAAATCAAATTGGTTGAACTGATGCTGAAATGAATATATTAAAAGATAGTATCAAAGCTACATTCGCACAATGATTATGAACAAATTTAGAAGATGTTTCTAAAATTTTTTGAACAATTAAAAGAGAAACAAAATTATCTTGAAAAGAATTAGAAACATTATCTAAAAATATTTTAACAATTTGAGATACATTCTGACAAGATTATAATAGAGTATTTTTCTCAATAAATAGATTAATGAGTGAATTTTGAATTTCTTGAACTGAAGCATCAAATTTAGTTATGAAATGATTACAAACTACTTGAGATACAGCAGATGATTTCTTACAAACTGTATGAGAATATGCAGCTAATTTTAATGAATGATGATATGCAGCTAAAGATTTTTTTAATTTTCTAATAAATTGAAATAAAAAAGGTGCTAAAGATTTTGATTGAACAGCAGATGTTGCTAGAGAGTTCTTTTCTCTTTTAAAAGATTGAACAACAGAACAACAAGCAATGATTGATGAATTAGGTATTAACTATAAAGATTTTAGGGAATGAATTAATAATTGATCTGTTACACAAAAAGATGCTATGTTAAGAATATCTACAGCAATTGCTACTGTATGAAGAGATTTAGATGCTTCAAAAATATCAGCAACTCTTTTTTGAGCAAAAATTGATGATGTTTGAGTAGAATTTGTAAAAAATCTTAGAAATGCAAAAGATGAAATGTGAAATGTTAATTGAGTAGTAGATACAGCTACAAAAAATATTTCAAATAATTTTGAAAATGTTTTTAGAAGGATGAGACTTTCTTTTATGAAAATATGAGAAGCATTCTTGCCTTTTATTCAACAATTTTCAAATTGGATTGATAATAATCAACCAAAAATTGATGAATTTGCTAAGTCAGTTGCAAAATTTATTTGAGAATTTGATTTCAATTGAATGATTAACTCATTAATAAAATGAATTAATTTAATTTCAAATTTAGTTGTAGCATTAAAACCTGTTTATGATATTTTTAAAAAAATATATAATACTGCTAAAGAAATAATTAACTTAGTTGATGTAATATTATCATGATGATGAAAATCTTGAGTAGCAGAAGTTATTTGAAAAATGCAAGAAATTGATTTAACTTGAGCTATAGATAAACAATTTAATATATCAAGATGATTTTGAGAATTATTTCAATGAAATTGATTAAAATGATTTACAGATAAATGATATTGATTAAATAGTGATAGTTATATACAAGCTAAAGATAAAATTAAATGATTCATGGATGTTTGAGCATTTGATATTGAAAAAGCTAGAAATGTAAAAAATAATACAACAAATGTTTGATGACAAACAATTAACATAAATATGAATAATAATGTTATTAAAGATCAAGCTGATGAAAAAAGAACAGCACAAACAATTTCAGAAACAATTGCAAAACAAAATCAAAATTTTATATTATGAATTAATTAAAAAATGCAAACAATTTTCAAATATAATACTCCTGCTTTTGAATTTTGAAATTGAATTAATTGAATAGTGATTACGGAAAGTGATCATAATTCTTGATGAAATATATGATATAACATGAAATGAAGACAATGATACGATTGAAATATAATTTTTGATGAAAATTTAAGAGAAAAAAAGATAAATTTAAAATGATATATAAAATGAACTGATGCTCAAGATCTTTTAGATAAACTTAATTTATTAAAAAGAAATTTAATTAAAAGATCTTTATTTACAAGTGTTTTATTTCCTCTTCTTTGACAAGAACTTCCTTTTCTTGAAATACGAGAATGAGATAAAACAATTAGATATGAATGATTTTTTGAAAATTTAAATGAATTAACTGTTAAAAATAATTGAATGATTAATTATTTGCCAATTAATTTAAATTTTATTTGTCCTAATTGATATTGAAATTGAGTTTTAAGATCATTTAATCAAACTTTAACATCAAATTTTGTATCAACTACAAATATTATGTTTTCTACAAATGAATCAAATACTATTGTACAACCATGAATAGTTCTTGATTTTAATTGAAATTATAATTGAAATATAACTTTACAAATTTGAGCTGATATAGCAAATTTTTCAATAATTTTAGTTGCTTGACAAAAAATAAATATAAGTACAGTATCAAATATAATTTGAATATATTTATATAATTCAGATGATTCTATAAATAAAGAAATTGATTTTAGTTGAATTATACCTCGCTGAATATACGCTTGAATAAATAGTGATTTTAAGATTCTTTTTTCAACTTCTGTTAATGTTAATTTTACAACTTCTTTTCAAGAAAGATTTATCTAATAAATTAATTATAATATGCAATCTCAACGTTATCAAATTAAAATATATGATATTAATAATAATTTTGTTAGAACAATTAAAAATGATACATTATTAACAGATATAACATTCACAAAAAATATAAATTGATGAATGTGAGAAGTTACATTTGAAGTTAATTGAAAAATTGATATATGAATTTTTGATGAACAATATAAAGTTAAAATATTTGAAACAGATCCTATATCAAATCAAACATTTTTAATTTATTGATGATTAATTAATAATGTAGAAAATCATTTTCAATGATTTTTCTTTCATAGAATATATTGTTATTGATATATTGCTTTCGCAACAAAACATATTTTAAAAAGTAGTGTTTGAAATTATGTTTTCAATTATGATTGAACATCATCAAATATGATAAAAGAAATAATTGATACATTAAATCTTGAATATTGAAATATTTATAGTTATGATTCTAGTTCAATTGAAGATGATTTAACAGATGTTAGTGTTAAATGTGATAAAACTACTGCATTTGATGCATTAAATATAATAAGACAATCAGTTAAAGATTTCTACTTCTATATAGATGCAAATTGAAAAGTATTTTTTAAAAAAAAATCTAATGTTGTAGAAAAAATTCTTGTAAAATGAAGAGATATTTATGAATGTTTTCAAGCAAATGATCTTGATAGTATCGTAAATCATGTTATTATAGAACATATTCTAGGTTTTGAAGAATTTGAAGATGCTACTAGTATAGCAACATGGTGAAGAAGAACAGCAACTTTGATTGAGAAAGAAACATGATCAGCTACTGCTTTAAAAATTGCTGAAGAAACAGTAGAAAGACTCAAAAATCCTGTTAAAAAAACAAGAGCTATTATTGCTTCTCAATATGTTACATGATATTCAAAAAAATGGACACAATTAGAACCTTGAATGACAGTATCAATTAGAAATGTAGATGATTCGAACATAACACAAAATATACAAATTGTTAAAATGAGCTATTATAAAGATCAAATTGATATTGAATTTGAAGAAACATATAATAATCTTTCTAAGAGCATTGCCGCGATCGCGTTCAATGTTAAAAAAAAAATAGAGAAAAATAAACAATCATGATGATGAGGTTGATGACCTGGATCATGATGAATAACTTGATATTTTGATAGTTATAATGATCATTTTTTAGATGATACATGAATATTAATAAACAATAATATTGTAAGAGAAAATAGCATAATAAGATTAAAAAAACAATTTGAAATATGAGAATGAAATGTTATGCAATATGAAATTTTAAATTTAGATGATGCAAATATAATTAATAAATCTGATATACAAAAAAATAATGATAACTATATTATCTTAAATACTAAGATAGTTACAAATAATGAATCTAATATAGTAGAATATCAATCAATAAATTTAGATGATGCAAATATAATTAATAAATCTGATATACAAAAAAATAATGATAACTATATTATCTTAAATACTAAGATAGTTACAAATAATGAATCTAATATAGTAGAATATCAATCAATAAATTTAG